AAAGATTGCATCATCGCTCTGATTGCTCGAAGGTGCGCTAGGGATTCCCGGAAGTACCGAAGGAGTCTGATTGTTTTGTGTCGGCATATTTACTCCTGCTGCTGCCAGAACCCTCCCAGGGAATGCTGCATTTACCGGTCCCCATTGAGACGTATCATTGCCCCCTTGGTAGTGCCGCAGTGCAGTCGAGACATCGCCATACTGATCGAGTAACCCAGAAAGCAACTTGGCGCCGCCGTTGATATTCTGGACGGGATCGGTCGGATCGGTGATGCCCAGCGCCTTGTAATTCGACGGCATAATCTGCATGAGGCCGGTCGCACCTTTGCCCGAGACGGCACCCTTATTACCGCTCGATTCGGTCGCGATGATGCCTCGAAGCAGATTAGGGTCGATGTTATTCGACTTTGCCGCCTGCTGGATGATGTCGTCATACTGACTCACTGCGGCACTCCAGAAGCCGGGAGCGGTGCTGCCGAAGCTTGCGGCGCAGCTGCTGCCTGCTGTGTACCTGGCATCTGGATAATCCCTTGGCGTACTAGATTGCCGAGATTAGTCTTGAACTGAGTCAGTTCGGCTGGTGATTGACGCTTGAGGAATGCCTGCTGCTGATTCGGGCTCATACTCGTGAACACGAACGCATCGGGATTAACTGCTTTATTCCACTGCGACTGCCATTGGTTGAACTTGTCCGGCGTGTTGCCTGAGTTCTGCCATGCGTAATCCTGTGCTTGACGCATCTTCTCGGCTGCGATCGTCTTCGTGAGAATGTCCTGATTGGCGAGGTTCGAAATGCCTGGGTTTGCGTTTCCAGTGACTGCAGCATTAAGACGTGCATCAGTTCCCGACCCGATCGACCCGGAGACGGACGAAGCATAGTTCGTCAGGATCTTCTTGAATTCGTCGTAGTTCTGGATATCGCCCGTCCAGCCTGATGCCTTGGCTATGCCTGGGCTGAGCGAATTGACAAACGACTTTGCCGTATTACGCCAATCGCTATTAGGACCTGTATCAAGCGGGGGAGCATTGCCATCTGCACCCGTCAGTGCATTTCGAGCCGTCTCCAGCAAGTTAAGGCGCATCGGCGCATCGGCTGCGGCGTTGTGTAGGTCTTGCGCTGCTGTAGCAGATTGCGTTGCCTGAGCGCTCGCACCGGCTGTCTGCGATGCCTGAGCGGCAGGCGATAGACCTGTCGCAACGAAACCTGACGGTGAACCACCTGGAGCGGCGCCCCCTTGTTGGTTATAGCGCCCTGTATATCCGCCTTGAGGACCTTGAGAACCCTGTGCGCCGGGAACTGTAGAGCCAAGCGAGATCGTGCCGGGAGTACCCTCGGGGCCGACTGCGGAGATGCGCTGTGCTGCCTCGCCAGGGGTAAGGGTATTCGCAAGGGCGCCGCTGACAGTCAGTCGTCCGGTCATCGGATCGACGTTCATAACATCTGTCTCGCCACCCCGATTAACCGTCATTTGCTTCGGCATCAGCGCCTGCAACTGTGCCTCGCCAGACAAAGAGTTGATGAAGTGATTCTTGATCCATCCAGCTTGCGCTTGCGGATCTTGCGGAATTCCCTGAATTTCTTTGATTCCCCGATCAAGCGGCAGCGTCCCAGCCTGCACCGCGCTGGAAATCTGCTCGGCGATCTTGCTGGACATATCTGCTTTGCCCATGTCCGGGTCTTGCATAAGCGAACCGATCATGCCGCGGATATTCTGCTGCTGCTTGAGGTGCATATCAAGCTGGCTAGTGTCGTACTGCTGCTGAGCATTGCGCTGCTGTGCGATCTGGCCCATGAACTGCGGCAGGAATGCACCGGCACCGTTTTGTGCCGCCGTCGATTGCAACTTGTTGAAGTCGACTGAGCCATCAGGGTTGATCGCCTGCGAATAGGCTTGCGAAATAGCCTGGTTCGCATTGAGTTGCATTGTGTTCTGACGCAGCGCGAGCAGACCTTGAGCCGTTTGTAGCGGCTGTTGGAGAGACTGCATAGGATTTTGAGGCTGTTGTATTCCGAGAGAGATAGTCGGATCGAGCGGCATTTACTGCCCTCCTTGAGCCGGGGTCCAACCCGGTACGCCAGCATTGCTTCCATAGAACGAACCACCTGCAGCAGACGGCTGCATGAGCGAATAGAGAAGCGCATTACTTCCAAGCCCTGAGATCCCGCCACTGATTGCGTTCGCCGCACCGACCGTACCAGCTGCCTGCGCTGCCGCGCCTGACATCATTGTGTTACCAGCAGAGGCTGCCGTTTGCATGCCGGCATTACCGACGCCGGCCGCTGCATTCTGACCGAGCCCAACCAGACCAGATAGTCGGTTGTATGTATCCGACTGAACGCCATAGTTTGTCTGGAACTGTTGGAGTGCGTTCTGATACTGCTGCTGATACGTTTGGCTGGCTAGTCCAGTGTCATAGTTCGACAGCCCCATAGCCTGAGCTCCCGAGAGATTCAATCCCTGAGCCGCCAACTGGTTATTGACGTTCTGTTGGCCCTGTTGCAAGGTGAACTGATATCCTGGCGTCTGCTCCAGTTGCTGCTGAGTTGGATTGAAGTTGAAATTCATCCCCTGCAGCTTGCTAAGCTGAGACTGCATCCCGGCAATATTGTTTGTGCCAAGCTGCATGTACGGCTGCTGATTCTGCTGCATCTGCTGGAACATCTGCCACTGTTGCTGCGTGGCATTATTTGCTGCATTTGCCTGCGTGTTGGCTGCAGAGTCAGCCGCACTCCCGCTGATAGCAGCACCCGCTATGCTTCCAACAGCACCCACTCCAGCTGCTACTGCTGCAGCGACGCACATAGCTAATCCTTCTTAATGTCTTTGAGTTTGAGTTCCATAACCACGTCATCGGCTATATAGCCGCGACGCTGAAGAATCTCATACAGCTTTCCAGTCAGCGTGACGGGCCACGCAATGATGCTGACGCCGCGCGAGCGGAGTGTGTCCTCAATTTTTGACATGAAGCGTGGCATATAAAACCGGTGATTGGGCTGAACATAGAACGTATCTATATTTCCGCACAACTCGGTTTTTAGATGCAAGCTTTTGTAGAGGATCAACAGAGCGTAACCACGCAAAATACCGCTCTCTTCACGCAACGTCATTGCTATCAAAGCACCATGATCAGCAAGATGAAGGAACTGATCAATGTTGGGATCAATCTGAAGCCCGCGTTGTCCGTGATAGGCGCAGGTATCTTTTTTTATCTCTGAACATTCATCCCAACTTTGCTGACCGAGCGGAATAATCTCGTCTGCAAGTTCGCATGTGAAAGGTTCGATAGAAATTCGCATTACCGAATGCCGCCCACCTGATACGTTTCGCCGGCAGTCGGCGTGATCGCGGCCGCGGTGTTGTTCGAGAACGTGATCGCCAGCGTACCGGCTGCGCTCACACGGACATTAACGACGCCCAGGCCAGCCTGCGCGCTCGGCTTCGTCACCCAAACCACATCGCCAACTGCAACACCGGCAAGCGGGAATGTCTGTTCGGCGGTCGTGTTGGCTGCAACTGCAGCCGGCGTGAGCGCTGCGCTCGCGTGGTAGATCGCCGTCAACGGTTTGCCCGGCGCGTTTACAAAGTTGATCTTTGTGATATCGACCAACTCGTCACTCTCAACACCTTTACGGTAATTCGGCATTTTTAGCTCCCTGAAGTTTCATAAACGCCGCCCATGAGCGTCACTGCGCTCGCGGTACCGGCCATTGCCTGCAAAGTGGAACCGGGCGCAAGTTGCAGCCCAATAGCTTGCGGCGGCACATAGGTTTGTCCTGCCGCCAGTGAAAAGGCCGATAGGAACGCATTCGTTACCCCTGCGGTCCCTGCGGATGGCACGTTGTAAAGCGTCACTGTTACTGGGCTTACTGAGGTATTCGTCAGCGAAAGGTTATTGACCGTCGACGTCGTGCCAGCAGGCGCGGTGTAATAGGTCACCGCCGTTACGGTTAGCTGCGCTGGGGCGATTGACTTTGGAACTCGCTGCATCCCTTACCTCGATAAAATTGTTACTGGTGGCGCGACTGAATAAGTCACGGTCACTGAATCCCCAGGGCTCATCTCGATCAGTTGACCAGTCCCGAGATAGTCAATCGTCAACGTGGTCGAGCCACGCGAGAGCGACAGCGCTGAAACAGTCCCGCCAGTGATATGCATTGCCTGGCGAGCACTTGCCTTATAGGTCCACGGTGAAGTACCTGCCGTTACCACTTGAGGAGACTGAGCGCTATCCGTGCTATAAACTGGCGCGAATGTCATCTCCGATATGGAACTCGAGTCGTGCCGCTCAGCCATGGTCATTTCGACGCCAAGCGGATCTGATTGAGCCGATAGGGATGGATAGGAAATCTCCCTGCTAAGCGGATCGATATGCACAGACACATCAGGCGCGGTAACTTCGCTATCTAAGCGTAGGCCCTGATTAATGAGTTGGCTCGCTATCGTTTCGAGAGACAGGATTTCGCTATTTTGAGGCGCTACTGGTGAGGCGAAAGTCTCCTCTGCACTCAAAACGGCATCTACGGTTATCGCAGATGGAATCGATGCGGTATCGCCACCCGATCTCTGGAATAGCTGAATCAGGAAGAGAAACCATGCCTCATTAATCATTCCCGTCTTTGGGTCGACAAGGGGAATGTTGATGAGTGGTACGCTGGTCTGTAAGTTAAGGCTCATTGGTTATTCTGCTGAGCTTGCACCCATGCACCCAAAAGAGCCGTTTTGCACGGCGCAGACCATGACAGCTCGAAGACGCGATCGCGAGCCATACCCAGGCGCTGGAACTGAAGCGATGTCAGGTACTCGCCTTCCATACCGAGGCTTGTGCTGATCGCGTTGCCCCAGGACTTACCGCGTGTGTCGCTCCAGCGCAGATAGACGGGAACTGGCCCGTTGTTCGCACCATTACCGACTTCCATATTGGCGATGAATTCACGATAGCGGATCCGGTCGCTGTTGTCGTCTACGCTATGGGCGAACGATCGGATACGCGGGATCGGGTTTCCGTTGTCCGTGTAGTTATTCACGTCCCACAGGTACAGATTCCCGTTCTGCCAGTCACCGACGATCGGTTGTCCATAGGCAGATGCATAGCAGTTCGCGCGGTGCCGGTGGAGTTGGCCGTTATCATCGATCCATGCCAGTTCGTTCCACTGCCCCGTGCTCATGTCATATTGCCATGTCTTGTCGGCAGTCGGGAACGTGATGCAGTAGAAGAAATGGCCGTCTATCTCATAAGTCCAGCCGATCGCATCAGAGAGCGCCCCGTAAGACGCGAGCTCATTATCGATCGCGAACGTGGAGATGTGCTGTGCATTGAAGCTTTGCGAGCGGCAAATGAATGCATCGCCCTGGGGAGATTGGGCCAGCCAGTAGATATCGCCGTCCATCTGTGCGAGAGATCCGACAGCAGCGAGACCATAAGGCATAAAGATGCCCGGCATACGGCTGAAGGGGAACGGCGTACCGCCTGCGCTCCCGAAGTCGTACCAAACCTCTGTTGTTGATGCACCAAAAAGGTAGATGTAGCGCTTTGCCACCATCAGGCCTACGAGGGTATCGGAATAGCCCGTCTTGCCTGCGAAGTAGAGTGCGTTAAATACGGTTTGGTCGACCAGCGATGAATACCACTGGTTCTGCCCGGGCACGTTGGCGACGAGAAAGCCATCGACATAATCAATCGTGTTGCCGCCCATGAATGAATCAGTAGAATCGAGCGTCGAGAATGCACCACCCGAAAGCACAACCTGATAACCGATCGGTGATCCGTCAACGATAACGAGATCGGTCCCGTTGTCGACCATCGATACCTTGCCGACTTTCGTCCCAATATCTCCAAGCTTTTTCAGTGTCCACGATGCATTTATCGAGTACACAGACGAGCCGCACACGCCGTACAGGACGCCATTGGATGCCATAAATAGGCCACGCCAACCCGAGCCATTGGTCGGCGTAGCAGATGCGAGTTGAGTGAGACCTGGAGAAGGGTAGAAGGTGAAGGGAAAGGGCGAGCCTTCGATTCCCTTTTCGCCGTACAGGTTGATCGACCGTTGAGCCTCGGCGACGAGGGACTTTGCAGAGTAGGCGCCCGTAGTGAGGGCTACCTTCACGGAGTGCTCCCGATCTGGAAGTCACCGTAAATATTGTAAGTTGCGCCTCTCTGCGGCCTAACTGCTACCGGCAACTGAAGCTGGGGTATGGCTGCATTACTTTCTTCAATGATGCGTAACGATGCCTCGGCCTTACCCTGAACCTGCGGATTCGGAGGAAGGCCAAACATCACATACATCTCGAGCGCAAGATTCCACATCAGCGCTGCCGAATACTCAGGCGGCATTGTAATCACATCGCTCACGGTCCCGAACTGCTGTAACTGCTGCATGACCGTGATGTGAATCTCGTACATGTTGTTCGGCACGGGCCAAACGAACAGATTGCCGATCGGATACGCCATGTCGTAGAAGGCGAATCGCGGGAAGGCGTTGAGATTCTTGATGCTGATCCGGTTGTAGTCCTCGGTCGAGCGGAGGATTTCAAGCGGATAGTCGACGGGAAGGGGAGTCTGAACGTTCTGCCGGAAAAAGGCAGACTCGAGCTTGGAGGGGCGCGCGATGTCGAAATCGCCACCAGGGCCGACCGTGTACGAAAGCTGACCTGTTGCCTGCTTGGCGACCGTCACAAGCTGGTAGATCATGTAACGGCGGCGCTGAAGCTGCGCCATCAGCATGTTCAGCAGCGAGAATGAATCGCTCAAGTCCTCGGCCGATGCTGCTTGCCCAACACCCAACACGTTAGCCGTCTTCAGCGCCAAATTGATGATATCCAGTACTGTAGTTTGCGGCGGGGCAGTGTTGAGTGAGACAGTCATGAAAGGGACCTGTGTTTAGTCCCTTCCGATGGTAGGCCGTGAGTTATTTAATGCAATTGATTCTGATTAGTTGCCGATGCACTGATACGCGATAACGTCCGTGCCTGTCCCGGACAGAGTCAGGCTAGTTCCGCTCTGAGGCGCAGCCATTACTCCTCCCGAACCGGACGAGCTCGTTGCGGTGCAGAGATAGCTGGTTGCGTTCGTGAATGCACCAGCGCCACTAAACGTCACGGTTGCCGTGCCACCTGTGAGCGCCTGGTAGCCTACCGTCATGTGCTGAGCGGTGAAAGCCGTGCCGGTGTTGCCGTAGACAGGCATCGTGCCGGTGCCGGTTGCGGTGATATTTCCCGTAGCCGTCAGGTTACCCGTTACAGCGGTAGCGGACAGCAGGTTAATGCCGCCGCCGCCTTGCGTGCCGATATTCATCGAAACGTTGACGTTGCTGCCGCTAGTCATGAGCGACGGCGTTGCGCCATTGGCCGCCCCTGACAACACCATATTGTTCCCGCTAGGAAATGCCGTGCTGATGGTGCCTGTTGCCGAGGATGGACCAGTATGCGCCCATGCGCCGGAGCCGCTATTGGAAGTGATGCCAGTGATGCCTTTGGCGTAACCCCCCGTACCGATCAGCCATGCAGTAGCAGCGCTCCCGTCATCCTTCGCAAACCGGAAAGTATGGGAGCCAAGGAAAAATATTTCCTGTGAATTTCGATTGTCTAAGGTCTGCGTCTGGTCTGAGAAAGTAGCAATCGAATAGTTCGGGCCGCCGCCAATCGCGACACCCGTGTTCGTCGGACTCGCTGGCTGCAAATTACTAGTGGAGCTCAGAGTGCCTTGGACGTTGACGTTACCCGTCACACCCAGCGAACCGGTATGAATCCACGATCCACTACCACTATTGGACGTGATGCCAGTAATGGCATAGCCCGAACGAGCCGCGCTCAGCCATGTAGCATTCTGGCTGTTTGCGTCATCACTGGTCCGGAAGTCTAGGGACGCTGGGTTCTCGTAAATATCCCACGTCTTCTGGTTAGCGCTATTCGTGGTATTTGTGAACCCGATGGCTGGGCCGCCACTCGCGGATGTCCCTTGGGCCAGAATTGTGGAAAGTGCACTTCCGGCTGAAGAACTCGTACTAGAAACGAAAGTCGGTCCAGTAATGCTGTTCTTGGATACGGTAAAAGCGGGTCCGCCAGTGGATGTTACGACCCCCGAGTTCCCCGTCACCGTCCCACCTGTCAGCGGCAAGTAGTTGCCGAGCGCAGCAGTAACAGATTGTGTAGTCGCAATGACAGCACCCAATCCTGCCCCAGATACAAACGGGATATTACTAACATATGTAGTGCCATCGTAATATCCCTTTACTGCTGGTCCAACTTGCCCAGAGGCAAGCGGCGATACAGAAGCCATTACAACCAACGCAGCCATAGTCAGCGCAAGAATCTTTTTCATCTTGTTACCTTCACGAAACGTTTATAACTGTTATGGCAGCGGGCGACATGCTCGTGATTTCATACATGAAATCAACCGATGTTAGCGGACCAATCTGGTTATTAGTATCCATCGTGACGCCAGTCCCCCCGGCAAACGTAGCAAGGAAATTGGTCCTATTCATATACCGGAGCGTCCAGGTTAGCCCAACCAGATTGAGCGCAGCAGGCCCAGGAATAGCCGCGATCATGTTCGCTGCAGTGTCCGTGGTATCCGTGAAGTTTGCTGTCGGACCCGTACGCGCCATGTATTTCAGATCAGATGGAGCGCTGAAAGGGATTACCTCTTCCGTTGTTGCAGTGACGGGGTAATACAGCGTCGGTGGATAGTTGATCAGACGCGATGCATTGACTGCATTCATCGTAACCGTAGTCGGACTGGATTGCGTCACGACGAACGTAAGCGAAGACAAGCGCGGTACTAGGGCATTCGCTGCGGCGCCAGATGCGATGATCGTTACGCCAGTACCGGGGGCGATAGTCGCCTGATACCCAGTCGTATTGATATAGGTGAAGATCCACGATGCACCGTTCGCAGCAGCCGTCGAGAAGCCCGAAGGAATCGACGAAATGATAGTCGCCGCTGTATCGGTCGTATCCGTGAAGTCTGCAGTGACTGCGCCCTCACGGTTAAAGATCGATTCAGCCGCCGAGATGATATCCGGGCCGATGATCGTCATACCGGCTGTGGAGTTGGCGATCGTATCCTTGGCTGGAGCCAAGGTTCCACCGCCTACACTGCCTCCCCCGCCAGATGCAAGGGTCGCGATCAACTTCTGAAAGATGATCAGATCCTTCTGGAACTCCCCAAGAGTCATGCACATTATTGCCTCACCCAGGTAGTTTCAGACGTAAGGTTACCGGTTGTATAGCCGTAAGTCTTCGTCCAGCTATTGACGCCATCCGTACAGGTATCGGTGGAAATCGTCCCGTCACCGTTGAAAACGTAGGTGTGAGCCAGGAAGCAAACGCTCACCCACGTATTACGGGACACGCTCCAGACGCTGTTTCCTTCCTGTGTATAGCTCATCTCTTTTATCCAAGGTATTCCAGACGGACGCGCAAGGTGTACACGCTCCCGGTCGTGACGTTGATCATTGTCGTGCCGTAGGTAATCGGCGTGCCTGCTGCGGCATAGAAAACAAGAGGCCCACCATTCTCATTACCTGCTGTCGATGTGCTCATAACGGTATCGAATGTCTGCGTATTCGTCACGATCCCATTGTTGTTACCAATCTGGATTGTGATATCACCAGTGCCTCCGCCAGTCGTGATGATCAGGTCGACGGTTGCGCGATACATGCCGGCGCCCGTTGCGGGAACCGTATAGAACGTCGTGGGAGCAATGTTTCCGCTTTGGCCCGTCAGGTTGACGGACTTGAGGATCTGTGGTGTCGAAGAGGAAAAATTCGACTCATCGAAGATCTGTACGTCGGTCAGATTACGGAGAGAAACCCCGTTGACCATGTACTGAAGGTTATAGACTCCATCGGCCACGTAGAACGAATAGAAGCCGGTGGAGTCCGTTGTGAGCGGGTTATCAGTCGGCGTGACGCCATCATCCGAATACAGCGTCACCAGATTCCCGCTCTGATCAGTGACGAAGACAAGCGCGCCAGCTACAGGGATGCTCGTGGTGTAGAAGACGACATCGAAGTATTTGCGCATGTCTTCGGCCGATCAGTGATTCGTCCAGGAAACCCCGTTACACAGCACTTCCACGACAACAGCACCGCCACCAGTCGCCGTGGCGTTGTACACCGGAGTGGCCGCACCATCCGTGGTGACAGCAACGAGACCAACCGTCGATGCGCTACATGCCGGCAGGCTGGCGGTCACGTACTTAGCCGGGATCATGACAGCCGCGCTGGAGCTCTGTGCGCTGAACGGCGGAACGCAGACCGGGAGCGAGCTACCGATGCTTGCACCCTGAGCGTTGTAGTACGTACCGTTCTGCAGAAAGTACGTGCCGCACGTGTTGTTGATCGTCTGAAAGCCGGTCGACGGGTTAAACGTGCTCGACTGAGCGAACGAACTAGCCGACGCGAAAATGCCCATCAGGGCGACGAGAGCGAGAAACAGTTTCTTCATGGAATGCTCCTTAAGATTGGGATTCGATCAATTGACGCAGACGGGAGGCCTTCATCTTGTGATGCGGATTCAGGCCGAGTGACTTGGCTTCGGCGAAGAGGCGTTGGCGCTCCTCGACATCCTCACGGATGCCATCAAGGTCACCCTCTTCGGAGCCGACAGCCGCGGCTTCCTCATCCTCATCGTGCACGAGAAGTTTCGACCCATCGGCAAGCGAGACCCACTTCGGGTATTCGATGAACCGATAGGGCGCAGTGAAGTTGCGGCCGTTGGAATGGTTGATGTGTTGCATGCGTTACTCTCAAAAAAGGAGCCGAGGTCGCCCCCGGCTCCAAACCGCACCGGAGGAGAACCTTACAGCACGTCAGCCACGATCGACGACCATTCCGGACGAATCGCTGCATAGCCGTACAGGCAGTCGATTCTGGTAACAAGTTGGTCACTCATCACGTCATAGGCGGTCAGCAACCTGAGCGAAACCCCATCGAACTCGGCGCGCGCAGCTTCCACCACGCCAGTCGTCGGCATTTCTAGGTCAGCCGTGGCCAACGTGAACGCTTCCGGGTAGTACGCCAGGTTCATACGGTACTGCGAGCTAGCCGGCATTACCGTGCTGATCGCCGCACCGTTGGCCGGCGATACCGTAACCGTGTTGAACGGTGCGGGTGCCGGGACGATAGCCGGGTAAATCGGAATCGACGTAGCGCCTGAATTAACCGGAGCAGTCACCACGAACTGACGAAGCGTGCCTTGATCGTCACCGGTAAGGCGGTTGATCGCGTTGACACCAGCGATGGTGATCACGTCACCCTGGTTCAGCGTGCCAGTGATCGCGCTCACGATGAGCGTGTTGCCCGTCTGGTTTGCGCCGTTGACCGTGCCAGCCGAGAACGTACCGACTGTCTGAATGCGCACCGTCTGATCTGCCATCCAGTCGAATCCGAGGGTGTCGGTCGTGAGCATGCCCGATTCAAACTGGTCGCTCACCTTGCGTTGCGGATTGAACAGGCCAGCCAGCGACGAGACCGTACGGGCCTGCGTCATCGGATCGAGAATGATCTTGCGGTCCATTTCCGGCGCCAGGTTCTGCGACAGCGTAGCGCCAGCCGTGAGCCACGTACCAGCATCCGGCGACACGAGACCCGACGAGTTCTTATAGACCAGGTTGCACGACTGCTGCGCAACGGTCATCAGACGGCTAGCGATCTTTGCTGCCAGACGGTTGATAGCCGGCGCCAGAATGCGCTCGCTATAGTCGTCCAACGACATGGTCTTTTCAGCCGTACCGAAGCTGATCGGCACGTTCGACTGCTGCGCGACGGTGAGCGTAGTGTTCTGCTCGTTCGTGCCCTGCGGCGTGATTGCCGGGCCGTCGTTCACGACATAGTCGTTCGGCAGGCGAATGCGGAGGGTGTTACCGATCTTCGCGCCGGAACGCGCGAATTGGTCGTCGTACTGACGCGAGACGGTGCGGAGGAATGCGTTGGACTGCGTGAAGAGGCGGACTGCCTCATTGGTGATCGTATTGATTGTGAGCAGACTGTTCCCAGCCATGTAAATCTCCAAAGGCAAAAACAAGAAAGCCATTTCTGGCGCTCGTCCCTGCCCTGCGGAGACCAACTTAACGGGCCAATCCGTCGAATGAGGCTCGACTTAACCCAGCGATTACGGCTCGCCGCAGCCTAGATTCACATGCTATGCCTTGAGTAAAAGGATGCAATAGCGGTTAAAACCTCTCCCGAACCTTTGCACTAACCGCCCAACTCGTCGCATCCTTCTTCACCTCAACACTTCCCGTCGTCGCCTTCGACGCTTCCCAATACATGATGCAGCAGCCGACATCCAGGTTCTGATCGAATGTCGGCATGACTTGAACGCCTCCGGATAGCAGGAGTACAGCGAAGGCGACGAGCAGCATTAACGACGCTTACGCGAATTCTTTGCGCGCCAGGCGATCCATGCCTTGTGATCGCTTGGGTCAGGCTCGGCACCATCGGAATCCGTATTACCACGGCCAGCAACGGGCTCAATCGGTGCCGGCACCTTGCTGATCTGTTTGGCGAACGCCTTCGTAGCCTTACCGGACATCTTCATCATCTCGATACCCATCTGCACCGGGTCGAGCGAGCCGATGCGGATGGCCTCGTTGATGTTCTCCGACTTACCAAGGTATGTGACGATTGTGGCTGCGTTGTCGATGTTCGACAGCACCTTCAGGAACTCGGGGCCGCCGATGCCGGCCATTTGCAGGTTCTGTACCGACTTGTCGAAGTCCACGCCGAATTCCTTCGCACCGGCTTCGTTGATGGCGCCAATCTTCGAGTTAAGCGTCTCAGTCTCACGCTGCTCGCGGACCATCTTCTCGGCGTAGGAGCGGGCGAGCTGCTCCATCGATTGATTGCTCTGCGGAGCAGCCTGTTGCGTCGTCTGGCCATCCTGCTGCGCCGGTTGCTGACGCTCAGCCTTCATACGATCCAACTCGGCCTGCAACTCTGCCGCACGCGATTCAGCTGCACGCCGTGCCGCAGTAATCTCGCTGATACGCTTCGGCACCCAGCTCGTATCGGGCTGTTGCGTCTGCTGTTCCTGCTGCGTCGATTCCGTCTGCTGCTCGAGCACCTCTTCGGCTTGCGTGTTACCGAGTTCTTGCGTCACTTCTGCCTGTACGTCGCTCATGGTTTCTCCGGTGGTTACGATTGTTGTGACTGCGCCAACTGCTGCGCGGCCTGATTCATCTTCTGTTGATGCGCTTGCTGATCGCCTGCCTGTTGCTGCTGTTCAATCTGCGGAATCGGTTGCATTACACTATTGATGCCTGCCGCATAGGCGTTGGCTGGGTCGACGTTATCGGGTGTTACGCCACCATCAGGCGCAGCGGCACGAAGCATTTCAGCGATTGCCTTGCGCACGATCGGATCAAGCGCTTCAGGCGTCATAACAGGAGCCAGAGCCTTCAGGCGATCGCTTTCAGCCTTGAATGCATCGAGTACAGTTTTGTTGTCGTTCTCCATGCGCAGCGCCAGGTGATTGAGCGCATCCATGTCGACACGCTTCGACTCAAGCTGCTGCTGTACACCCTTGTCGTTAAGCTGCTGAGTGAGTTGCTGGATGTGCCCCATGGCCTGCTGCAATTGCTGCTGCAGTTGCGCGACTTGCGGATTAGTTTTGCCAAGCACAGCCGGATTCGTTGCGCTAATCCAGTTCCGCATACGCTCCTGCAACTTGTCCGAGGATGGGAAGTCAGCCGAGCCCATGTACAGGTCGCCAATCACATTGGCGAGCGCCGCATTCGTGGCCAGCATGTTAGTCATGGCATCGAATGCCTGCTTGCGTCGCGTCTCGAAGTTCGGGCCGACTGATGCCATCACCTCATAGGTACCGACGTTCGGGTTGAAGATCGCAGCTATCTTGGCGTCTTGCTCAGCGTCCTGCTGCTGCAATGCCTGCTTGGCCTGCGGATCAATCTGGATCTGCTGCTCTTCGCCCGACTCCGACATGATTCGAATGACACGCCGTGTGTCGTAGTACTTCGGGATAAGGTCGATCAACTGTTTGCCAGTGAACTTGATAGCCTTGGCAAGATTGTCCTGAAAGTGGAACGTGACGCGCTCGCCCTGTTTCTGGCGTTGCTCGATCGATACGCCGCTAATCTCGTTACCTTGTGCGCTGAACGTGGCTTCATACTGGCCCGATGCCATCATCAACTCATGCTCAGCCGTCTGCATGCCTTCCATGAAGACGGGCGCACTAGCGGGCGCCGGCTGACGCTGCGGCGGCGGAATCGGTGCGCCGTTCTCGTCCGCGTTGTTGTACGGCAGATAGGAGTGGTTCTGCGTGTTCGCCGTGGCCCAGTAGTTCTCGAGGCCTTCGATAGCTTCGACTGGAGCGATATAGGGAGATTTCGACTGAAGCGCACCATACTCAAGCGCGGCCGATGCGTTGTAGTTGAACGCGCGCTGAGCATCCTTTAGGTAGCGTACCAGCCCCTTACGGTCGAGTCGGCCCTCAATGATGACTTCTTCGCCCGGAACACGAACGATCGGGATGTACTTACCGAGCCACTCTGACTTTTCTGCGATCTCATCACCAACGATCAGATACCAGTCGACCGAGTATTTCGGGATACGACGGCGCTGGACATTATCGCCGCGCTCCATCGCCATCTTAAGCATGTCGCGGCCTTCTGGCGGCATATCTGACTCACGCACGAGACGCGTACTGCCATCATCGGTCGGGATCGCATACAGCCATTCCCTAGACTCGGCACGCTCGTAATACTCCGCTACCCGGATTGTGTCCTGGCGATTCCACGACAGCGCATCGCTGCCGCCTGCAGTCTGCTTACGAACCAGACTCGGATACTTCTTCTCGGCCTCGTCGCGCGGCATGTCGTCGAAGATGAAGGCGAACCGTGCGTCCGATCCATCCTGCTTCTTGATGTGCGGGTCAATATAGACCGAGAGCGGATCGGGAACCTGATCGATAAACAGCTCTTGGTCGAACGTGTTGTCATCCGTGTACCGGCTCACGATGCGCCAGTAACCAATGCCGCCGCCCACCTGAAACTCGCTCGCCTTGTCGTAGGCTGTCTGAGCGTCCGAGATGTACTCGATGCGCCGAATGATCTGCTCGAATATTTGAGCAGCCTCATACGTTGCTTCATCGCCAGTCGGGGTCACACTAACTTGCGGCTTGTTCTCTTTGCCCTGGTTGACGACGTGGAGCCAGTGCGTATGCGTCTTGTTGATCGTGACCATTGGCTGGCCGGCAAGCGAGCGCTGGGCTCTCACCGCAGCATTCCACTGCTCCTGATTATCAGGATCGGCGTACAGGAACCGGATGTCATCCTTGAACTTCTGGCGCGTATCTGCTTCCCACTCGACCGCCGATCGGTATCGATCATGG